TAAAGCGCATTCATTTTTTGTTAAATCTAACATATCCGCTTGATGCTCAATAAAATCTATCATTTTTGCAGATGCTGACTGCTTGGTTTCATCAGATGTCCGTAAAAATTTTATTTTATCAATAGGTATACTTTTGTTTCTTTGTTTATTGTAAGCTTCATCTATAGCTCTAGAAGCAAAAAATATACGCCTATGTTCAAAATTAGCCTGCAGTAATTCATTTGCCTGCCTGATCCATTTACTGGTAGGTTTTCTCAAATAAACAATTTTATCATCTGAATTGTTATATTCCACCTTGAATTTACGCAAATCCGACTGGTAATCTTCGGGATTATCGAATGGTACATCGATTGTTTTAAGTTTTTTATCTTTTGATTGAAAAGTTTCGCTTTCATTACATGCTTGTATAAATTGCACCCCTCCATTATAGTCACCGACCACTTGCACTATATTAAAATTATCTAAACAATATTTAAAATAAAATATATGATGTTTTAAAGATGTTCCTGATAATGCATAACTATGCACTACAGTCACTTTTTTTTCTTCATCATGTATTTTTAAAATTTGTATAGCAAAATCATCAGAACCTTCTGTTTGGGACCATGAAGGATCAAATGCTAAAATGTATTTAGCGCCAGTATCACCTTTTACCTCTACAGACGGGTAGTCACCTTCAGGTATAGTGCATAAAGCCATTTTACTGGTTTTAAAATAGCCAGAGCTATCGTCAGTAAAAACAGCGCCGAACTCCCTGTCAAACTGAGATTGACTCATTGTAGCTTTAGCTTGATTAACAAGGTTTTGATCGTATAGCTGTGAAGGAGCACAATCATAACTGAATTGCATAATGCATCTAGTCGCCTTATCCCTTTTATTCTCCTGAGTTATTAAAAAATCAAACTGGTTATAAAGCTTATACAAGTATTCGAACTTGTAAGACGCAGAAGATAAAGCTATCAATTTATTGTTGGGCCACACAAAACGATCTTCTTCTTTCATTTTTCCTTGCTCGATAAGCATACTTTCTAAACCGTAAACCTCCTGTCTTTGAGTAGGATTTTCAACTACAGATAGAAATGGAACTATAACCTCATTATAAATTCTTTCTGGCATCAATAAAAACTCATCAATAATAATCCTTTGAAAACGAAAGCCACGAAGCTTTTCTCCATCACCTAAAGGTAAAGCTCTAATCCTGCTTCTGCCAATTTCCATTAGCCACTCATCATTACTTTTTGAGACTTTAGTTATACATTGTTTAAAAAAAGCTGCCTCAGGCTTAGCCGCAATATCTTCTATTTTTTTAAAAATCATTTTAGACTGCCTAAAAGATTTTGAAAGTATACCTATTTCTACTCCTTGATTGAGTATAGCATCTAAAGCAGCGTAAATACCTGTAGAAAAAGATTTTGACATTCCGCGACTCCACACACCCAAAAAATAATCGGTCTCAAACATCGATTTTACAGCCATGTGCTGAAATGGAAATAACTTAATGCCAAATATTAAATCAGCAGCAAAAGAAACATTGCCTCTTAAAAATTCATAAAGAGCAAGTTTTGATTCGTGCTCTTCTAAAAAACCCTCTAAAGATAATAATTCTTTGTTAGTCCTTATTTTTGACGGCGGTCTGTTTTGATTTCCTTTTTGCCAACTCATGGTCTATAAAATATTGAAGGTCCGACCTCCATAAATCTTTTCCGTAATATAGTATGCGCGGAATCAAGAATTTTGAATTTTTTCTTCCTCCCGTGAAAATAAACTGGCATCTTCTGGGAAAATCATACATAATATCTCGCATATTTTTTAATATGTAATCTATGCTAGCTTTACGTTTAAAGTATTTTTGTTCTGCTATAATTTTATCTAAAGAAGATTCTATCACTACAAACATGTATGCATCCATATCTTGTGTTAACTGGATCTCTCTTCTAAATCTATCTAAATTAGCTGTTGTTAAAGTGCCACAAAAATCATTTGAAGATTTTCTGTCTACAAATGTATAACTATAATGATCACCTAATAAAGTGTAGTCTCCAAAAGATAATTTATGTTTCTTTGTGTTAAACTTAAAGTCTAAAGGTTTTTGCTCTCTAGTATCTATTGCTATTTCTATATCTTTAGGCAAATCTTCATCAAAAAAACCTGACGGAATATTTTTATCAAACATTAAATCTAAATCACATGATTTAGCAAAATGAGAGTAACTGCCAAACATCTTTTTTATGATATCTAACTTAGGCAAAAAGCAGTGTTCAAGCTCCAAATGAAAAGGTAAAAAATTTCTTTTTTTATCGTAAACTCTTTTAAGTATTTTAGATTGAATATATTCTTGGGCATCTAAAGGGTCTAGCTGTTCAAGCCACTTGTTCATTTGGATTCTATTCGTAAAATCTTTATTAAAATAACTCTCGACATCTTTAAAAGGTAAAAGTTCTTCCGTTAATAAGTTTTTACGGGCATAAAACTTAACATAATATTCCGCCAAATGCATATCATGCTGTTTTATATGCTTATGTAAAGATCCTAATTTTGCAAAAGGTTTATCGCAAACCTTGCAGTTTAATTCATATTGCGTCATTTTTACTTATACCTAAAACTCTAGCTTTCCATTCAGACATTTTTTCCATTTTATCTGCCTCTTCATAAACCACTTTTTTTTGCATGTCTGCCATTTGAATCATTAACTTTCTTTCTTGCTCATCTTGAAATAATTGAACTAAAGAAATAATTGATGCATTTCGTTGATGTTGATTTTGGATTCTTTTAGAGCGTTCTCCATTTAACTTAGCAAGCATTTTATCTATACGATTTGTGCATTGATTATATTCTTCAGCTTTAGTTTTTAACATTTCTGTCAGCCTCATCGTTAAATCGTTTTGACCTTCAGTTTCGTCAAACATTTGATTTAATTTTTGTTTTTGGATTTCTATCTCTCTAAGGTTGACATAATCCATGCAGACATTAATGTATAAATTTAACTCATCCGATGTCAAGTCTGGCTTATCCCAAGAACTACGAATATATTCGCTTTCAAATAGATCTCTAGCTTCTTTAGTGATGTAAGAATTAATAACCTGTATAAATCGTGGCGCAGAAAGATATGTTAAAAGCTTTTCTAAACATTTTTTATCTTGCATAGATAACTTTTCTGCATCAAATTCTTTCATTACAATTTTATTTATTTTTCTTATTAATGTGGTTAAAGCTCTTGGTGCAGAATATTTTTCTGATACAACCTCATCCCTTAAATTTATTTGATCAAATTCGTTATTGATAAACTCTGACATTAAAACAAATTTTTGACTTTCAAAAAACTTCCTGCGTTTAGATTCTTCCGGCCAAATTATTTTAGCAACTTCCTTTTTTGTTAAATCTGGAGTATAATGTCTTTTTATAAAATCTTGCTCCTCTAATGATAAAAAAGGTTTAGCATCAGATTTTTCAGTATAATCTGAATGAGCTGTTGTTTTTATTATAGGTTGAGACGGTAAAGGTGAAGCTGTTAGTTTTCTTTCTTTTACTTTTGTTCTATATTTTAAACCTCGCTCTATCCAAAACTCTCTTATAGCTCTACCTCTACTAGTTGTGCCTTTTTCATTAGGGCTGTTCCACAGCTCCCTTATAACTTTTATTAAGTTTCCATCATGCTTTTTAAACAAATCTAAACTTCTCTGTTTCTCTTCTTCGGAAAGCTGGTAATGTGACGCCATCTGGTTATTCATAAAAATATATCATTCTTTTCTAGCATTTGTTTAGCTATTTTTTTATAAAAGTTTTTTAGATTTTTTATTTGTTTGTACCCAGCCTTCCTACCCTTCTCTGTGGTTTTATAACCTAAAGTGAGAGCTATCTTTTCCTCGTCTAAGTAATCTATAAATAACATTTTATAAATAATGTAATGCCTATCATTTAAAAAATCCCTCATTAGGAAATGTAATTTTTTTGCCGCAGTTAATACGCAGGTATGATCGGAAAACTTGGAGTTTTTTTTGTAAGAAGAGCTTTCTAAAGGAACTGGAACTTTAATATCATAAGCATTTTTTTTGCTTTTTTCCCACTTTGCATAATCTTTGCACTCAGAACTTTGCATACCACTGGGCGTAAATCCGCACAAACTATGATCAGACTCAGAATAAGACTGATTATACTTGCAGCTCAAACACG